GAGGAAAGTCGTCAGCTAGAGTGCTGTACTTCTCTGCCAACTTGTTTGTTGTTGGAATTCCAGAACGTACTTCACGCAAAGCAATAATTGCGTCTTTAGCAGAATCTGCTGCACGCTTTGAAGCGATTAGTTTTCCACCTACGATAGATACATCTCCAGCAAACTGAGTAATTGTATCTATAGTTCCTGAGGTAAACTTACCCATAAGGCTATCATTGAAAGCTTGTTCACGTTGCTTATCATCATAGATATCAAAGTCAGAGTCCATAAACTTTGGAGTTAAGTCATCTGGTAAGAAATCTCCAAGAGCTTGACCGAACTGTGTGGTTAATGCCTGACCAAAAGAAATTTCATTGCGTGCTTCCCATGCTTTTTTCCATTTTTCAGATATGGAACCTTCTCCACGGGCTGAGCCAAATAATGTGATAGCAGAAAGTGGCTCACGAATTAAGTTGCGGTTTGTTGCCTCAACTGCAGCAATAACGCCACCAATTGGACGAGCGACATTCTTTGCCAAATCGAATGACGCCTGCTTTAAAGTTCCAAGAAAACTGTCGTATTCTTCTCTGTCATTCCATGGCGCTGTTCCAATATCCCAGGCCCATTTTGCTGCTGCAATAGGAGGGAATCCTAAAACAACATCTGCGCCCCAGTCTCTAGTTCCTTTTGCAAGGTCACCAATGCGGTTCCAGATATCCATTAAATACCATTCATTAGGTTTGCTAGTGCAGCCCTTGTTTCAGGTGATGTGTTTGGACGAGATGCTATAAAACTTAAAACTGGATAGTAAGATTCAATGCTCTTTTTAAATTCCATTTCGCTGCTAGAAAATTCTGGCATTGCTAATGACTCTGGACCAGGACCAGGACCAAAGTCAAGGCCTGATGTCATTGGGTCTTCAGGAAATTGTGTTTCTGCTGTAATAGGAGTTACTGCAGGAAGTTGTGGAGCAACATTCATTGGGCGTGCTGCCATTGGTGTCGCAGCTTTCGCCATTGGTGCACCTGCTGCTTGCTCATTAATTTGCTTGTTCATACCATATGCAAATCCTTCAGCAACTCGACCATCTGTGCGACGTGAAAGTGCACCTGGACCTGAAACTGGAGCAGGGTTACCTGGCCTACGATATCCACCTTGTACTGCCATGTTTCCTCCTACTTAGTAAATTGTTCAAAGATGTGAAACGGCGCAGCCGTCTCATTATTATTAAGTGCTGCAATTCTCATTGCATCTAACATTGTAGTCCCTGCATGAAGCGCACCTAGTGCAAAATCTCCACCTGAACCAATACCATAAAAATTTGTACTGTTCATTCCTACCGCAAAATCAGAATCTATTTCAAAAATAGTTCCGTTAATTGCTATAAGCAAACTTAGTTCAAACTTGTCATCGTCATCATCTGATGTTTTATTGAACTCTACGCCTGCTTCTGTTAACGCTGCTTTGATAGATGGCACTACTTTGTTGATTGCAAACTCATATAAGTTTGCTTTAGCCTTGACTGTAACTAGTGGAGGCGTCCACCCATGGAGTACCACTTGCAAAGCACGATAGTTACCAGCACCACTAACAATATAACTTCCACGTTCAACTGCCTTTACCATAGATTCATGTGTATAAACTTTACCACCTGCGGCAATACGACTATCAGTTACAATTACACACTTGTCTTCGTGCTGAACACCGATAATCGTAGTCATTGTCCCCTCCTAGATTATATGCGTCGCGTTGAACGAACGCTTGCTGTTGGCTTTCCACCACCAGTAATACCTGATAGTAAGCTCATAATGTCTGGTGGTGCTGCCTCGATTTGAGGTGTAGCGCCTCCTGCTGGAACGCCAGCGGGAACAGGGGACGGTTGCTCAACCGCTTGTTGGGCCCCAGCAGGAGGAACTGGTTGCGGCTGTGGCGTAAAGACTTCTTCAATGACGTCCTCTAGTGCCTGTCCCTTTTGGCGTGCCTTAATGACAGCCGCAATCTGTCGCACTACTTCAGAAGCGTCCTGGCCTTGCATAGCCATCTGTGGTATCGCTTGAGAGAGTGCATTAATGGAACCGAGAAGCGATGCACGCATGCTTTCGATTTCAATCTTTTCTACTTCCTGGGTTACGTTAACTGTAAATGGAAGTTCACGCATTGCCATATCCTTGGAGATGAGTCCACCACCAAGTGCTTGTAACATAAAGATAAGTCCCTGTGCAGGGTTAAGTCCTGCCAACATACCATAACGAACATCGGCAGAGTAATCGCCCTTGATGTCCTTCTTAGGGTTGTATGTAATTTCATATGGTGAACCTGAGTCTACACCACGGATTGTCTTTTCATCTGGGAAAATTATTTCATCAACTTGGAAACAAAGTTGGATTACATCGCGCAGTGCTGATGCAAAGATTGCCTGTGCTGACTTAACCTGTGTATCAAATGCTCCCATAAGAGCCTGTACACCTTGGCCAGTGACAACTGACGCGCTGATATTTCCTGTACGTGATTCAGGGTAACGTGTACCAACACGGAGTTCTTGACCAAGCAAGTTTTGCTCAGTGAATGCGCCTGCTGGAATATTAAGTTCTACACGGCGTACACCTGCTGGGTTAGCTGTACGAATAACAGCGTCACCACCAAGTTGCAATTCCTGAACATCTTGTGGAAGTACAATAGGAGCTTGTACAGATTTCTCCGCGGCTTCCATTGCAAGTAACGCAAAGCGGTTACGAAGTAACTGGATACCAAGGACGTCATCAAACTGTCCGCGTAGTTCGTCGTCAATGGACGGCTTACGTGCTACTACAACCATCATCTTACCCAATGGATTCTTAGCACGTGATAGTACTAGGTTATTCTTTGTGGGGATGTAGATGATTGATTGGTCTTTGTCGTAGTAACGAATCATTTCAACTTGAGTATTTAAGTCTTGCTTGTAGCCAAAGCCACCTAGCAAGGAGTATTCATACTCAGGATATAATGCAACTAACTCAGCCAAAGATGTTAGGTAGCGCTTTGCAAAGGCAATGCAGCGTCCGTAGCGGTCGAATTCTGGGTAAGCACCCAGGGGGTTTTCTAGGCGGATGCGCGGCAACTTTGCTTCCTCATCCATTTCAATAAAGAATGGGAGGAAACCGTAAGTGATATACCAGTCTGCACCTTGGTACATATGTACTGCAAGGTCAGAGTGTGAAAAATAATTAGAGGCGATACGTGTACGCTTGTCAGCAAATGAACGCGCTCTATCTGAAACAGAGTTAGCAGCAGAACAGTTGACCGCAGGTAGTGGTGCCATAACTTCTGACAGGTCGCTTGCGACAACGTCAATAAAGTTTGCAACTACGTTAGCATCTACTCCGTCTGGGAAGAAGTCAGGATAGACAGATGCAATGTTGCCTTGGCGGACCGAAAGAACGTCGAGGTTACGACCATCGCGTTCAGCGTTGCGGAAGCGAAGGTTCTCGACTCTCGCCGCAACTTGTTCGATTGATAATGCCATTGTTGTCCTAACTATAAGTTTCTTGCCATTGTTCAGCGAATGCTTCATCTAAGTTCAATGACATGCGTTGTTGTTTTTGACTTCTGGTTGCCCAGCGATTGTTTTGGAACTGACCAACCTTACTGCCTTGTTGCATTAATTCGCGGATGCGAATGATGGCAAACCATAAAGCCATCACGCAGTCAGTTGGGTTCTTGGTATCTGGCTTCCAAGTAATTAGTTGCTGTACAAGAGACTTGAGTCCTTCTGAGCCTTCGTTGCTTGGTAGTTCGATTAGACCGTTGTCTTGGTAGCGACCATCATGTATAGTACCGAAAAGGCTAGCCATAGATGCCACACCGAAAGATGTGTCCCACTTGTTCTTACCAGTAAAGTGTGAGTTTAACTGGCAGCCGTAGGTAGCCAGATAGTTACGCAGGTCAGTGTCCATAGCGTAGTACTTCTGGTGTGCGTTAATTTCCACACGGAATTCTTGAGGGTGGTACTTCTCGACCCACTCACGAATCAGAGCGTTCTCCTTTTGAGGAGTAGGGTCTGACATGTTGACGCAGTCAAGTACATAGATTGTGCTGTCATCTCGGTTAAGAGTTACGGCTACAAATGCTGAACGACCAGATACGGCAGGGTCAAAGCCAATTACTGTG